GATATCAACACGTTGTTCCTCCTGCGTAACATTTAAGTCCATTGGAATCTCACGACGTACATAGTCACGAGATACGAGCTTGTCTGAGCGCATTTGTAGTAAAGCAATGATGGCACGGTTTGGATCCATACCAGACATAATGCCGTAGCGAACATCTACACCGTAGTTACCATCAATTTGCTTTGATGGGATGTACTTCATATTAAACGGAGTACCGTCGTCTACGCCCTTGATTTCCTTCTGCATAGAACCAAAGATCTTCTCATCTACTTCAAAGCAAAGAGAAGCAAGGTCTGTAAACATACGAGCAAACTGTGCTTGTGCTGACTTGATCTGTGTATCAAAGCCTGCTTGTAGTGCTTGTACACCGCGACCTGTAACGATAGATGCATCGATATTACCTGAGCGAACCTCTGGATAACGAGAACCTAAACGTAGTTCACGCTCTAATACACCTGACTCTGTAAAGACTCCAGGTGGTAGTTCCAATGGAACACGGCGAATACCTTGTGGATTAGCAGAACGCATAATCGCATCTGGTCCCAGTGCAAGTTCTTGCACATCCTGTGGGATAGCAATAGGTGCTTGGATAGATTTTTCTGCTGCTTGGATCTGCAATACTGCAAAGCGAGCACGAGCAAGTTGAACTGATAGAACATCATCAAACTGTCCACGTGCTTCACCATCAATAGATGAGCGCATAGCAACGTATGCCATACATTTACCGATAGGGTTTGGAATGTTTGAGAGTACTAGGTTCTTACGCTCTGGGATAAAGATTAGATCTTGGTCTTTGTCGTGATAGCGAACTAGTGACACATAAGGAGAGCCAGGAGAATAAACATTCTTTGGCATAATCTGGTCATAGAACTCTGGGTACTGCATTGCAAGTGTTTCGGCATCAGATGCCATTACCTGCGTGAGTGAGACGGTACGACCAAATCTATCAATCTCAGGATAAGTACCAAAAGGATTAAGCAAACGTATTCTTGGATTATTGGTTTCATAGTCCATCTCCACCATACCTGGCAACATACCGTAAGTGTTAAACCAATCAGCACCAGTATACATTTGAATTTGTAGTTCAGATGCACTGATGTAATGATTAACAATACGAGTACGTGTGTCTGCTGCTTTACGTGCTGAGTCTGAAACCATATTGGTTGCAGCACAGTTAAATGATGGTAGCGGTGCCATTGCTTCTGCAAGGTCACGTGCTGCTACGTCAATGAAGTTAGCAACTAGAGGCTTTGGGTATTCCTCTGAAAACATTGCAGGGTAAACCTTGCTAATGTCTCCCTGACGTACAGAGAGCACATCACGCATTCTCTGGTCACGTGCGGAGTAGCGCGTCTGTAGGCGATTAACCTTGGCTACTACCTCTTTAGTTGATAACAATTTTTTTCCTTACTTAAGTTTTTTATTGGCTTTTTCAGATCGTGAATACTTTGGCGCAAACTTATTGCTTGGTGGATTTTCTTTTGCAAGTTCTGGATTCTTTTTAGCCCAAGTATTGTAACCACTCTTTGCTCCTTTGTATGACGATGGTGATGTCATTGGGGCTTTAATGTTACTTGTACTACGAACTTTGCTTTTAGCAACTTGCTTAGGCTTTGATTCATTACGTCCAGAATAGTTACTTTCGTTGTAACCTTTTTTATATTTAATACCAACATCTTTGTTAGCAGCCTTTAGAGCACGTGTGTTTGCTCGTGCAGCAGAACTAGCCTTTGATGCTGCCTTAACTGCAGTTGCTGCTGTTTTAACAGCACGACCTGCAGGAGTAAAACTTGCTGCAATAAGAGCACCACTACCTAGTTTTTTTAATTCAGCGTTAGTTACCTTTACTGGATTATTACCGCCAGCACGAGCCTTAGCCTGTGCAATCTGTTGCTTAGTTGGTTTGGTTGTCTTAGCCATAAATTTTACCGTACTTCTTTTCAAGGATCTTCTTCATTGCTGCATCCTGTGGAGTCATCTTCTGCTGCTTCTTAGGTGTTGTTGCAGGAGCCTTCTTTGTAGTTCTAGGCATTGGAGTGATACGACCTGTTGGCTTTGCTGGTGGTGTACCTAGTGGTACTGGTGTCCCACGCTTTGGTCGTGCAGGTGGTGTACCCAATGGTGCTGGCTTAGCACCTGGACGCTTTGTTGCTGGCTTAGTCATTGCAGGCTTCTTCATATTTGCCATTACTTTTTGTTTGCCTTTTTAGTTAAAGACGTTGCCTTTGTCTTAGACTTAGCAACAGTTCTTGGCTGAGAACTAATCATCGACCCAGAAACGCGTGGCTTACTAGAAGCAGTACCAGTAATTTTTGCCTTTGGCATTTGTTTCATTTTTTCATTTTTCTTACTTGCTGCAGTTCCACCTGTAGTAGCCTTAAGCATTCTTGCTTCGGCTGCTTTCTTTTCTGCACGTGCTACTGAACCCTTAGCGCGGGCAAGAGCGCGTGACTGGTCTAGTACACGGCGTGGGTTAATTACGTTTCCTGCTGCTTCTTGTTCTCTTGGCGTTAGACGAGCAGGCTTTGCTAGTGCAGAAGCAATGCGTTGTGACTTGCCAGTTGTATTTTGTGTTAGAAACAACTTACGTTCCATAGCGCTAAGTTTTGAACGTGATGATGCCATTGTATTATCTCCTTGTTAGATGAACGTGCGATCTTTTTCGGCGAGCAGTTCATCTATGTTGATAACCGTTCGCTTGCCTATCTCACTACGAGACAGGAATGGATTTTTCATATGGTGGGTCTTGTGCATACCTTGGTTGAGCATCTCGCGTGCTCTGATCTCACAGAACCACAGTGCCATCACCATATCTGTCTTACCCTTAGTAGTAGGCGACCAGGTAATTAGTTGCTCGATGAGCGCCTTAATGTTTTCAGTTTGGTCAGAAGGTAAGTGAATAAGGTTGTCTCTGTGGTGCTTACCGTCGTGTTGCTTGGTCCCAAACAAAGTTGACATTGATGCAACACCGAAGCCTGAGTCCCACTTATTGGATCCAGTATGGTGTTCCCGCAGTAGCACTCCTCTAGAGGCCAGGTTCTGACGGATTCCTTCATCTTGTGTAAGGAAAGACTGGAACGCATTCTTTTCTACAATCCACTCGGTAGGCTGATAGAGCGCAGTCCAGTCAAAGATTATCTGACGGATTGCAGCAGGCGTAGGACGAGTAATCTTAATAGCATCAACGATATAGCGTTTATGACTAACCCGATCAATAGCGTAACAAACGACGGCTGTATCACCAACCATAGCGGGATCAAGACCACAAATAATTGAAAAGCCACTAAGGTCACGCGGATGGCCTGGGTGACCAGGAACCAAGCGACCTGCTTTACGCATACCATCTATAGAACCTCGCACACATACTGGGTCAAAGATTGCATCATCTGATATATCCTGCTGCTGGTAAACCAGCGCCCAGGTAGATGCATCCATTGCTTGTCGTTCGTTGTAAAGGTTACGACCATTCCAGCGTGGGTATAGTCCATCCTCATTCAAATCTGATTCTGTCTGTCCATCAAATGGAGCATCAGATGCTGGCCACAAGGTAACCCACTGTTCAGGATCTTCGTGGGTTTCTAGTAATGCTGGCATTGCCAAGTACTTCCACGGGACCAGTCCACCAGGGTAGCGGTCCTCGGAGCGTAGTTCTTTGTAGAGATCAATTGCTGTAACACGGGTACCGATAATGATTAACTTACCAGTAGGGTTAAGACGAGAACGCACATCCTGGGTTAACCAGCGGATCTGCTTCTCAAACTCGTTTGCGTTCTTTAATGTCACCGCATCGTCTACGATAATCATATCTGCACGCTTACCGTAGATCTGACCACCGATACCGACGGCTTCGATGTTTGGATCCTTTTCTGAGGATTCTCTCAGTTCATCACCGAAGGTCACACGGGTTGCTTGCCAAGAAGCGGTCTTAGAGTTAAACCCTACGCCAGCAGCGTAAGCCTGTTGCAGTGCTTCATAATTAGGATGAGTCAGGCGTTGCTTGATGGCGTAGAGAAAGTCTGCTGCTAGTTGCTGAGTCTGGGAGACAATCAGCACACGAAAGTTAGGGTTCTGACAAACCTGCCAGGTAACGTAGTCGATAGTGACCGTCATTGACTTGGCGTGGTTGGGCGGGATATTGATAAGGATACGGTTACTAGCCAGCCCTGGTTCGTACTTCATACTGGGATGTAGCCAACCAGGTTCTCTACCCTCGATTACATCGATAAGGTTTTGTTGGTGGGCAAAGGTCTTAGAGTGTAGGTAGCGTT